TGTGCTTACGGCTTAACACAAATTCTTGTATACGGGGACTTGCCATTATTAAAAAGCTTACGCCCATCCAAGGAGGCGCTAAAAGGATACGGCAAAGTATTTCACTGCCCTATGTGTATGGGCTTCCATGTAGGTTGGTTTTTAATGTTGCTTTCTCCGTTCACAGAACTATTTAATTTTGACGTTTCTGTAATTAATTATTTCCTTTTAGGCTCGTTGTCTTCCGGAACATCTTATATTCTTAATATGGTTTTCGGCGATGACGGAATTCAGTTAAAGAAAAATTACAAAGTTGAAAGCTTTTTTGGAGAAGAAGAATGAATACAGATATCTGGATGAACAAATGGATGCTGCAGCCAGTTAGGCGCTGCTGCAAAGGGTCTTAGCTATGAGTCAGAAACTTTTAAGAGAGTATTATGAACTCTGCGACGGCGGTGTCTGCCAAGATCTTTTAACAGAAGATGAGAAGAAATTCGTGTCCGATGGCGGCATGATCCTGTCTGGGATTATGCAAAAAGCAGACACTCAGAACGGGAACGGCCGGGTTTACCCAATGGAAGTTTTAACGAGAGAAGTGAAAAATTATTCTAAGCTAGTAAAGGAACGCCGTGCCCTCGGTGAATTGGACCATCCAGAGGATTCAGTGATCAACCTCACGAAAGCTTCCCACATGGTAATTAAGATTTGGATGGAAGGGAAGGATGTCCTCGGAAAGATCAAGGTTCTGAATACACCCTCGGGAAAAGTTCTTCAAGAATTGGTTAAAGCTAATGTTAATGTTGGAATTTCTTCTCGCGGAATGGGATCTGTTACCGACGTCGGCGGCGAAACGATCGTTGATGATGATTTCCAGCTGATCTGTTTCGACATGGTTTCAGAACCCTCGACACCAGGCGCCTTCATGATGAGGGAAGCCAAAGATTATCAAAACAGAGTATTTACAAAGGCTGATCGAATTAATCGGCTACTAAACGAGATATTAGAAAATGAGTAAACAAAGCAACACTCACAGCAGCTTCCCAAAACAACAAGTATTGCAGGAAGCTTGGAATGACTTCTTAAAAAGAGGCGCTAGCGGTAAATACAATCGACAAGCACCGCAGCCCACAACGGCGCCTGTCTCGGAAGAGCCCCCGACCATCCAAATGCCCCCTTCGCCACAAGATAGCAAGGGTCCCGAAGAGGTCTCACTATCCCAGATCGTTGTTCGGGTTTCTTCGAAGAAGGGATCCTCTCGCGGAGTAGTCAAACTTGATCAGCAGCTTAAGTCTTTTATTGACAATAATAAAGTTAGCGACATTCTTACGAAAAATTTAGTAGGCAAACAAGTAGTAACACAAATACCGCCAGAATTACAAAGCTTGATAACAATTGATCGGTTGAGAACTTTTATTAGGGAAAAGTTCCCAAAAGCTACCCAGGACGATATAGACGCTCTGCTACAGTCTGTGGAAGATCGTAAAATTATTGCTGAGCATATCATACATTGTGTGATTTTTGAAGAAACCCAAAGAGTATTAAATGAAAAAAAATGATTTAAAACAATTGATTAAACCACTTGTAAAGGAGTGTATCCTCGAAGTTTTAATCGAAGAGGGTCTACTATCCAATGTGGTTTCTGAGGTAGCCAAAGGCATGCAGGGCAACTTAATGGTTGAGTCTGCGCCTGTCCGCCCTATTCGCAAAGAAGAACCAAGACCACCGAGCATGCGGAACGGTGCAGAAGCTAAGAAAAAAATACGAGAGCATCGAAAGAAACTCTTGGGAGCGATTGACGCAGACGCCTATAATGGTGTCGATTTGTTTGAAGGTACTGAGCCAATGACTTCGCAAGGAGCAAGTCCGCCCCACGGTGGCCCAGATCTTGGAAACCCCAGTGACTCTGGGGTTGACATAAGTTCTTTAGTGGGCGGCGCCTCAAAAATATGGAAAGCAATGAAGTGAGATTATGAAAAAGAAATATAACGTATCGGTCACCGGGCAAGAGTGCCGAGATAATTCAAGTATGATGATTCGCAAATTTATCAAGAAAGTTAAGAAAGAAGGGATCTTAGAAGAAATTAGAGAGAGAAGATATTATAAAAAGCCTTCTGTCGCAAAGAAAGAAAAAAGAATCCGAGCCGAACGTCAACGACGTAGTGACGAACTAAAGCGCTCCCGCGCAAAAAATCGACGCAATAGAACCAATAACTGACTATTTATTAAAGCAAACTACAAGAGGAAGATACCCAAATGCCATACATACCAACTCGATGGGGACGAACTAACCAACCGAAAGCGCCTGATAACAAAAACGGTAATACTATCACTGGCGCCGCAGGACTCTCAGTTCTAAACGATTTAAGTACGTCACAATTCTCTGCGTCCGCAGGTTGCTACCAAACAGAGAATCAGAGATATGCACATATCATGTGTTCTGGTTCTAGTACTGTAAGTGCTGTGTATCTTTATACGTATGCCGCTAATCAGTGGCATGAACTTAAAACGGTGAACCCCACAGATGGCACTCGCGATGCTGTTGCTGTAGCCGCCAATGAACACATTATCGTTGATATAAATGGCGCCGGCTGGATCTCGTTGACTTCTGGCAGTCTCAGCAATGTAACACTGGCATTCAGCACTTTCTAAGGAGTCATTCATGGCAACAGGCTGGGCATACGTAGATTGTACTACAACAGGAGGAGGCGGACAAGCCGCTGGTCCAACTGGATCTGTACAATTCCTTACCGGAACCAACTCAACAAGTGGCTCCGCTAGTCTACTATACCATACCGCAGCATATCTTGGATATGCCGCTAGCACCATAGTTCTCACTGGTACTCTTATAGTCGAGGGCTCCGTCAGTGCAAGCCACTACCACATTGAAGACGTCGCAATTATCGATGCAACAGGCTCAACTTTCTTCGGTAATACAAACGACGATACTCACATGAGAACGGGTAGCCTCGTTATTACAACTGTTGGACCGGGCAGCCCGATTACGATCCTTAGTGCGAGTACGAGCACACAAGCGGTACATATTCGGGGCTTGAACGTTTTATATGAATATGTTCCAGTAACCACCGGCTTGGTAGCAATGTATACAGCTAGCATTCCAAGCTATATTATTGGTGTGCGCTCAACCGGCAGCGTCTCAATCCAGGTACCCTCTGCCGCCACGTACAAAGAAGGGGCACTACTCTTAGTGAAAGATGAAGTCGGACACACTAACGGAACCGATATCACGATCACGGGCGCCCTCGCATCCATTTTAATCGATGGGTCCCGAAGTTATTCACTAACTGGCTCAAACCCAGCAATTAGTTTATATTCCAATGGGACCAACTGGTTTGTCTTCTAATTAATATAGGAGGCGCTTACAAATGGCTTATAACAATTTATCTGGAACAGTAGTTCTTCCAGACAGAATGGTCACTCAGAATTTAACACTTCATGAGAATTCCATATTATCCGGTAATTTAAGTACCTCTGACGGCGCTAACATTATTAATGTTCCTCGTGTAACCAACGCAACAAACAATGCGATTGTTACAAACATTGACGGCGATGCAAATCAGTTATTTTGTGAGAGCAACCTCACGTTTAACGGAAGCGCATTGACGATTACCGGACAAGTATCAGCAAGTCTAAATATATCAGCTTCGTATTTTTATGGAAATGGCTCGAAACTGTCGGGGATCACAGCCGGCAGCGGGGCGTCGGCATTTGGGCCAACTGGCTCACTCCAGTTTCAGACAGGCTCCGGAGGTTTAAGTGGTTCTGCAGATTTGGTATTCTCCGGCAGCGTATTAAAAATAAACGGAGGACTTAAATTAAACAGGAGGCTCATTAGCTCCACAGTAACAGCCTCCGCAAGCGACTATTTCATTGGCTTAAACTCTTCGAACGGATCATTTGAAATAAGATTGCTAGCTGCAACCAATCTTGCCAGCGGGCAAATGTTGGTTGTGAAAGATGAAAATGGGAGCCTTAGTTCAAATAATGTGACGATTAGGGCTTCTGGATCGCAAACAATCGACGGTCAAAATTCATTAGTTTTAGAATCACCTAATGCCTCAGTGCAGCTTTATTGTGACGGCGCGAGCAAGTACTTCATTTTCTAAAAATTTATGCTATTCTAAGTACTAATTAAAGAGCGATGGAGGTCGAATGACCCCGATCGTTATGGGCTGGTAGAAACTAGCTCATACATATAAAAAACTATAATATGGAGGGTTTTAAAATATGGCTTATAAATTTCAAATAGGTGCTGCAAAAGTCAGTGGCTCCTTACAACGCGACGCAGGTGATATCACTGTTCGCACACACGCAGGTCTGGCAGCTGCAAAGCTTAGTATCCTTGGTGAAGTGTCCGGTTCTGGCATTGCTAACTTTGGCTCAATTAAACTTGATTCGACTGAGATTGTTTCTCCGGCTAGACAACTGAAGAGCATTGCTTCTTTAGATACTATTACAGAAAATACAATCGAAGCTGCAATCGACACTCTTGCTAATCTTACTAGCTACGGTTCCGACGGTGTTGAGACGCGCGCTTTAGGTTCTCTGGATGTCGTAGGAGGCATTCAAATTAACAACGTCAGCTTTGCTGATGCTTC